AAAAGAAAAATTAGATGTATCAGGTGCAGCAGTATTTACTGGTTCTCATGCTACAGGCACAAATGCTTATGGTGCAGCACAGGGAGTTATGATTCATGCTACTAGCTCTACAGGTTTTGTAACTGCTGTATCAAATGGTGCTAATGATGTTGACTTACAACTAAGAGGTTTAAATGGTGGTAATGCTAATGCAAATCAGTTAGTTTTAGACTCTCAAGGCAATGTTGGAATTGGAACGAGTACAGTTGGTACTAAGTTAAATATTAGAAGTGATGCTTCTGATGATGGTATTTTATTAGAAAAATCTGATGGAACAGATATTGCTAGATTATTTCACGATGGCACAACTACTAATGCAAGATTTGATATGTTTAGTGGTGGTTCTGCTACAGTACAAATTAAAGCTAGTGGAGATACACATTTCTCAGGTGGTAATGTTGGAATTGGCTGTAGTCCTAGTGCCAAACTTCATGTAGCAAATGCAGCAACAGAAGAATATATTTTTGAAACTACAAGCAACAATACAAGGTCGCAAGTAGAAGTTAAGTCAAAAGATAGTTCAGGTAATGCTGTTCAAACAAGAATAGCTAGTATGGGTGATGGTGTGTATGGAATGCTTTATACGCTTACGAATCATAATTTAAGTTTTTCTACAAATAATGCAGCTCCACAAATGACTTTAGACACTAATGGGCAAGTGATGATAGGTCATGCAAGTTCTTTTGCACATGCAGATGCAGATAATCTAGCGATAGGAGATGGTACAAATAATTCAGGTCTAACTATATATACAGGTAGTGATAAAGAATCTTCAATTATATTTGGAAATGGTGGTACAAATGGAAATATTGAAGCTGGTATTAAATATTATCATGAATCACATGGAACTGTAGCTAACAGAAGGGCTCTGACATTTGCTACTGGTGGTTCTATGCAAGAAAGACTCCGTATCACATCGACAGGTGTCGTAGACATAAAAAGCGGTGGAACTGAATCTGCTCCTAGTTTAATTTTTGAAGGAGATACAAATACAGGATTATTTCATGGTGGAGACACTTTAGGATTCTCTACAGCAGGTCAAGAGAGAGCAAGACTGGATTCTTCAGGTAACTTGTTGGTGGGTAAGACTTCTACAGCCTTTGGTACAGCAGGTGTTCGTGCAGTTTTTAATGGTCAATTACAAGCTACTGCTGATGGTAATGAACCACTAGGTCTTAATAGGCTTTCCTCAGATGGTTCTTTAATAGACTTTTACAAAGATACCTCACCAGTTGGAAGTATTGGTGCTAATGGCGGACACATTTTTATAGCTGGTCAAGGCGGTATGGGGCTTAGACTTTTAAGCACAAATGTTGTCCCAGCAGATGGTGATGGTAATAGTTCAGATAATACTAAAGATTTAGGTGGTGCTTTGGCTAGATTTGACGATATATACGCCACCAATGGAACTATCCAAACTTCTGACAGAAATGAAAAACAAGATATAGCAGAATTAACAGATGCAGAAACTAGAGTAGCTGTTGCAGCTAAAGGACTATTAAGAAAGTTCAGATGGCAGTCTGCTGTTGAAGAAAAAGGTGAGGAAGCTAGAATCCACTTTGGAATTATAGCTCAAGATTTACAGGATGCTTTTACTGCTGAAGGATTAGATGCAAGTGATTATGCTATGTTTATATCTACTACTTGGTGGGAAGCAGAAGAAGTCATACCAGCAGTAGAAGAAGAATTAGATAAAGATGGCAATGTAGTTACAGAAGCACAAGAGGAAAAAATTGTAATTAATACTTATGATTCAAAAGAAGAAGCTCCTGAAGATGCAATAGAAAAAACTAGATTAGGAGTTAGATATTCTGAACTTTTAGCATTTATTATTGCTAGCATTTAAAAGAACAGTATATAATTTAATTAAAATAAACTTATAGGAGAGTTAAATGAGTAAAGAAAAAGATATGAAAGAAAACCAAGAACCAGTAGTAATCACATTTAATGGCACAGAGTATAGAGCTTCTGATTTAAACGAAGAGCAAATGGCTTTAGCTGCTAAGTTAAATGTTGCTGGTAAAAAACTAGCTAGACTTCAAGATGCTTATGATGATTATGTCATCACTAACGAATACAAAAACTTAGTGATTGAATCATTTGATAGAGCTATTAATGTTGAAGTTGAAGCTGAGGTAGAAGAGGAAAAATAAATGCCAACTCGTAAGACTACAGCAGAAGTCCACACACAATTACAGGTACATGAAAAAATGTGCGAAGAGAGATGGAAAACTATTTATAGAAAAACTGATGATTTACAAGCATCAATAAATAGTATGAGAATGTGGCTTTTAGGTGGTCTTACAACAATAGTGGCATCCTTGATTACCATTATAGTTAGAGGTTTATTCTAACAAACAAAAATTTATGAGTATTATAAAAATAGCTGAAGTAGCAAATAACGTACTGGACAAATTTGTTCAGGACAAAGACCTTAAAGAACAACTATCACATGACTTACAAAAAGAACTTATATCTTTGGATAAAGCACAAATTGCTCTTAACTCTGAAGAAGCGAAGAACAGGAACTGGTTTGTATCAGGAGCTAGACCCTCTATACTTTGGATTTGTTCATTTGCTTTGGCTGTACATTATTGCTTACTGCCTATTGCAACTTGGATAGCTGTTGTTTGTGGAGTTGATTTAAAACTTGAAGCTCTTGAATTTGATTTTTCACAACTTACTACGATTCTTTTATCACTTTTGGGAATGTCATCACTTAGGACATTTGAGAAAACCAAAGGTGTCCATTCAAAATAAAATGTACGACAACATTAAAGAAATGCTAATCAAGAATGAAGGATTGGTATGTCAACCTTATCATTGTAGTGCTAATAAATTAACAATAGGCGTAGGCAGGAACTTAGAAGCTAATGGTATATCAGAAGAAGAAGCTATGTATCTTTTGGAAAATGATATCAATAGAGTTGTAGCTAATTTAGATAAGATGTGGGAAGTATGGAGAAGTTTCCCTGTTCCTGCTCAAGAAGTATGTGTTGATATGGCATTTCAAATGGGCATAGCAGGATTTATGAATTTTAGACAAACACGAGCTCTGATGGAGATGGGTTGTTGGTTGGAAGCATCAGAGGAAGTATTAAGAAGTAAGTATGCAATTCAAACACCAAATAGGGCAGCTAGGAATTCAAGAAAACTAGCTTTGTGTAAAAGTGCCAAGAAAAACATCAGACCAACATCAAGCTAATTCAAGACTTGGTGCATTAGGCGAATCATTAGTTCAAACCTTCTTGCTTGAATACGCTGACTTTTGTTACCCCACCCAAGAAAAACATCCTGCTGATTTAATGGTTGAATTTGGTTCAGCTAAATATACAGTGCAAGTAAAAAGCAGAAGAGCCACTAAAGAAAAGAAGTTTATCTTTGCTGCTGAGAACTCAAGGTCACAATCTGAAACTTATAGAAACTATCATTGCGATATATTAGCTTTTGTATTCTTTGATGGAGAAGAGAAGCGAATCATGTTCAAAGCAAATACATCATCACAAAACTATTTTACTTTTGACAAGAAAGTTATCACTGAATCTATGGAATTAGATTCTCTAAAAGAAACACTAGACAATCTAAGCTCAGTACCAGTTCTAAATCCTTTAATTTAATTTTTATATATTTATTTACATATTTCTATATATATGTATATAATACCTTATGTTAATTAAAAATAAGGAGTTAAATAACATGACAAAACAAGAAAAACACAAAACACTTCAAACTTTAGATGAAATATCTTTATTGTTAGATGAAGCAGTAGAGAAGTATATTAATGATTTACCAGCAGAAGCTAGAATCAAATATGCTGATGTATTTTCACACATAGGTCGTGCTGAGGATGGTTTAATCAATGTTGCTTATGAATTAAAACTTAATGAGCAAGTATTATGACTAGATACACACTACAAGTTCAACTACCTAGCTTAGGCTGGGTGGTTGCTATCAAGACTAGCGACTTATTCTACATGGCTAAGAAGAGAGCTAGATTAATTGCTCAAGGGCATAAGGTTAAATTAACTAAGGAGAAGAAATAATGGACTATCAATTATTAATATTAGTAGCTGCTGTAGCTTACCTATCTTATGGTGCTGCACTTTTAATCAATGACAAGAACAATAGAAAATGAGAGAGATAACATTAAACGAAGTAGGGCAAACAAAACCCTTGATACTAAACATAAGACAAATCAGAGGTTACTACAGGGATGTCTTTACTGGTGAAACTAAAGTGCAAACAGAGAATAGAGAATATGTAGTCAGAGATTCTTTATACGAGATAGGTTATTTGATGGGAGTTAATAAATGAAAATAGAATCATTAAAGAGCTTTGAATCTAAGCAAAAGGGTCAGGCTCTTATTTATAAAGACTTACCCAACGAGGACTATCATGCAAGCGTAGGTATCAGCAGTAGTTATGTTAGAAGATTTGGGCAATCCCAACTTCATGCAGTTAATCATTCATCTGAATCTACTCCTGCATTAAAGTTTGGAACAGCAGCTCATTCTTTATTAGTAGAAGGACAAGAAGCATTTGATAAAGAAGTCAGGGTGCTTACAGGTTCTCCTTATACTAAAGCATACAAAGAAGAGAAGGCTGAATACGAAGAGCAAGGATTCATAGTATTAAAAGAAGATGAAGCTGAAATTATTACTGGTATGAAAGAGAATATGATATATGAGGGTAATGCTTATCTAAATGCAACTGGCAAGATACCTGAAGCAAGTATCTATTGGTATGAAGATGATGTGCTATGTAAATGCAGACCTGATGTTATGTGTCCGCCTTTAGATGAACCTAACTCAGATAACAAGATAGTTATCATTGATTATAAAACTACTATATCTTGCGAACCTCATGCTTTTAATTATTCAGTTAAGAAGTATGGCTATGATATGCAAGCTGCTTATTATAGAAGAGGAGTTGAGATGGCAGGATATGAAGTAACTGATTTCTTATTCATAGCCCAAGAGAAAGTACAACCTTTTGCATCTAAGGTCTTTAGAATCACAAAAGAACAAATGGATTATGGCTGGACTATGATGGAGCAATACCTGAATGATTATAAAGAATATCAAAAGGGTAAACCTCTTAGTATTTACAATAGTCCTAATGTTGTGGATTTGGTGTTGTAAGTAAGGGCGAATAGATATATGAGAGTATTTAGATTTATGGAGAGTTTATCTTACGCCCTTGAGATTAGTATAAGGGTTTTTGGAAGAGTAGGTAATAAAGTTCTAGCTTTATTATCAAAATAATATTAATATTAAAAACGGAGAGTCATTATGGACGAAAAAACAAAAAAGGCACTTTGGATTCCTGAAGAATTACATAAGGATATCAAGGTGTTTGCAATCACAAATAATATGAACATTGAATCTGCTACTCAGCTATTGCTGAAGCTAGGCATGGTTTCCTACAAGGAGAATAATCATGGGTCAAAATAGTGCAGCAGTTGAAAAGCGTAGAAAAGAACTAGAACAAGAAAAACTAGATAAGCAAATCAAAACATATTATTTCCAAAAAGGTGCTGGTAAGCATTACAGGGAAGTAACCTATATGAGTGGCAAAGTAGTTAGGACTGATTACGATGCTTGAATGGATTCTATATTTTATTGCAGGAATATTTGGATTAGTATTTATAGGAATCATTTTAAGTGTATTAGCATTTATATACATAATTAGAGAGTTAGATTAATGGTAAACAGCAGAAATAAAGGTGCAGCATTTGAGAGGGTTATAGTTAATAAACTTAATGCAGTTTTAGAAGAAAAAGGTTTAGATGAGAGAGTAAAGAGAAATCTTGACCAGTATCAAACAAAAGGCATGGCTGACATTTATTTCAGAAACTTTGCGATTGAATGTAAAAGATACAAGAACAATGGCAAACAAAACATTTACAAGAACGAATGGTGGCAACAAGCAATAGATAGTGCTGGTGATAACTTGATACCAATATTGATATACAAGTTTGATAGACGAAGCATTATGGCTGTCGTGCCATTATTTTTAATGAACAACTTTGATAAGGCTAATTGGCAATGCACATATATGTGTCCTTTATCAGATATATGTGAAAGGTTAGATGAAATCATACAAAGAGCAGATGGATTTAAACAGCTACCTGCTTGAGCAGGACTTTGAAGATTATTGTAGGTTTGCCTATGAAAAGATACAAAGTGCTTGCGAATTTCTCGGAATTATAAATGACGAGGATTATGAGAGTTTTAAGGAAAGGTGTTATACCCAACTTGAAGCTGATTATTTAAACAGTATTGAGAAAACAATACATTAACTAGGAGAGTATATGGATATACTAGGTGGGATGTCTAATCCCAACAATGAGAGTCAGCAAGTTTATCTTGCTTTTAAAACATCACATCAGCAGTTTTTTGCTAATGGTGAAACGCCTGTAGATTTTCAATACATGCAACTTGACCCTGCAACATTCAAATCAGGATGGGGTAGATATACAAAAGTTAGCGGTTTTGAATATGTATGGGATGATAAATTCACTGTAATTAGTCCACAACCTGCTGATGACTATAAAAGAGCATTTAGTGCTTGGGTATTTCCTCAAGGAGCACAACATGCTTATTTATGGCAAAGATTTAGTTGGGCTGAATCAACTGCATTTAATAACATTTTAAATGGATTTTGGAATCAGATGGATGCTAATTCAGATAGCTTGCCTGTAGTTAAGTTTGAAGGTTCTAAACCCATTCAAGTTGGTGCAGGTAATTCATCCGACATAAAATTCAGCTTTGCTAAATTTGCACCAAGAAGTGATGGTTTTGTAATACCTCAATGGTATTTAGACCAAGAAGCACCAGTAGAGGATACATTTAAGAGTCCTAATGATGGTCTTAGCGATAAAGTAGCTGAGATGGTTAGTCAGAATGAATTAACAGATGATGATATACCTTTCTGATGCAATCAGTAGATTGGCAAAGAATAGCACCTGAAGTTGCAAAGCAATTACTAGGTGAACCTACTAGCACCTCATCTAATGAATTAAGATGGGGTCGCAAGGGTTCTTTTGTTCTTAACTTAGAAGCAGGCACTTGGTTTGATTTTGAGAATGATACAGGTGGTGGATTAATAGATTTAATCAAACATATGAATCAAGATGTCAATACAGTTTTAAAACAGTTTGGTTATGACTTAGCATTACAATCTAATGACTCCTTATTAAGCGGTTTTTCCCCCTTAAAAACAAAGACCGCAAGTAGTGCTAAGTCATTCTCTAGACAGCAAATGATTGACCTTTACAAACAAGCTATTGTGAAGGTCAAGTATGCTGATAACTTTATGGTTTTAAGATTCCCTGAAGGACATTTCATAAAGCAAAAATATGCACCATTTACCCTCAACAATGATGCAACTTGGTCTATGAAGCGACCTGAAGGCTTACTACCTATTTATTATACTGATAAGCATAGGGATATGCCTATTATCATAAATGAAGGTGAGAAGGCTCTACGTGGCTCAGAAGCGATTTATGAAGGAGATAGTTGTACTTGGCATGGTGGGGTTAATGCTTGGCAAAAAGCAGATTGGAGTCCTATATTTGGTAGAGATGTTTGGATATTTCCTGATAATGATGAAGCTGGTATTAAGTGTGCAAATGATATAGCTAAGATGTTAAAAAAGAATGGTTGTAAAGTAAAAATAGCACAACCACCTGAATCATTTAATGAGAAAGATGATTTATATGATGCATACACAAGGGGTGATTTTAAAGAGTCAAAAGATTTAGAAGAATACATAATTAATTGCACTGAGAAGAAACCTAAGGGTGCTGTTACTTTTACAAGAGCAGATGAAGTATTGAGACAGGTAGATAATCCTGATTGGCTCATAGAAGATGTAGTAGAAAAAGAATCATTAATGTGTATCTTTGGAGCTCCTAAAAGTGGTAAGTCATTTATTGCTATAGCTATGGCAGCTTGTATTGCTAAAGGCGAGAGGTTTTATGGCAATAAAGCATATGCTAAACCAGTTATGTATGTATGCGGAGAAGGTCAAAGAGGTGTTAAAAGAAGATTAGCAGCATGGCAACAAGGTATGTTTGACTTAAATAATGTGCCTTTATATCTATCAGATAGAGCAGTTAGGGTAAACGACCCTGATGATTTTAAGATGTTAGAAGAAGAGATAGAAGAACTTACTAAACAAGTAGGTGATATCGGCATGATTGTTATTGATACGTTTCAAAGAAACTTTATAGGTAATGAGAATAGTGCAGAAGATGTAGGTAACTTTATTAATAAATTAGATGGACTTATATCACACTATAAGTGCTGTATATGTTTAGTGCATCATACAGGTCATGGCAACTCTAATAGAGGTAGAGGTTCAAGTGTAATGGGTGCATCTTTAGATTATGAGTTTAAGGTCAATAGAAAAGATGAACATATTGTTGGATTTGTTGATGAACAAATGCTTGTATCTTTTGAGCAAACATTAAATAAAGATGGTCAAGGTATGGCTCTTAAAAACTTCATGTTTAAAGAAGTAGATATCATTGGTGAAGGTTTGAATCTTACATCAGGTTTCTTAGAAGAGACTGATGTGCAGATACAAGATAAAAAAGGTCTTAGTCCTGCACAACAATTAGTATTAGATGCACTAGAAAGAGAAGCTATATTTAAGAATAAAGAGCATCCTCAAGATGTGTATTTAATGCCTGCTGATTTGACTGGAAAAGTAGTAGATTTTGATGGAAATGCTAAATCTCCTGAATCAATTAAGAAGATGTTAGGCAAATTAAAAGAGCTAGGAGAGGTGATTTATGACGAAAAAGCAGGTTATCAATCTAAAGAATTTTCTAAATTAGCACCAAAGTTTGATGATTAGCAGGGAACAAAAACAGGGAACTCAGGGAATTTTCAGGGAATTACAGGGAGTTTTTACATGAAAAACAAGAATTATCAGGGAGGGAAGGGATATATACCTATGGTATATCCCTCCTCCCTATAAATGTTCCCTCTAATGTAGGTATTATTATGAAAACATATATAGATGAAACTTTAGAAAGCAAATTGAAAGAATTAAGAACTTATGAACTTGATACTTATGTTAAGTGGGGTAATAGAAAACGTATCTTTAAAATGGTTGGTGTGCAATTTGAAATTAAGTTTTGTAAAGCAGAACAATTACTAAAAGAATCTTTACAAAATGATTCTGCTCAAAAGAAACTTAAAATGGTTGAAATGATGATAAGAGCTTTTGAGCAATTAAATATTAAATGTGAAGAAAGTGGTTACATACAAATACAACCTAATGCTAGATGTTTTAACTTTGATAATAAGACAGCTTTGATTTGCGATACTGATGCTGATAAACCTGTTTTAGAAAAAATACACAAAGATGAAAAGGATATGGTGATATTTAGCGTAGAAGAATTATTAAGATGTTTACCTAAAGATTTTATGCAAGCAAAAGTATTGCTATCTAGATTAGATAAATCAGTTAATTTTCAGAAGGTAAATTATGTCTAAGTGGCATGGTGGTAAAGGTTCAAAACGTAGACCTGAAGATAAGAAAAAGATAGATGCTAATTGGGAAAAGATATTTGGCAAAAAGAAAAAGGAAAAGAAGAAGTGAATAAGTTTTATAACGAAGATTTACCTTATGGAGAAGCTGGAGAAATGTTTGTATTAGATATTATCAACAGGAAGCATCCAATGGCATACAAGATGCAAGGTAACTTTAGTGAATACGACATTATGATTCCTGAGATAGAAAAGACTATAGAAGTTAAAAGAGATAAGCGTACTGATAGAACAGGTAATGCTTTTATAGAAACTTATTGTAATAAGATTAAATCAGGAATAAACGTAAGTACAGCAGACTACTGGGCATATCTAACTAAGACTATGCTGTATTGGATTAAGTCAAATGAATTAAAGATATGTATATCAGAAAATAATATACCTGAAGGTAAGAACTATAAGATTGATGGCAAGATAATAGATGCTTACTTGATACCTATAGATATATTTAAAAACTATTGTATGCGAATAGATACATTAACTGAGGAGCAACTATGCCAATTAAACTAAAACAAAGTGCTAAGATACGAGATAGAGCTACAGGCAAAACAACTACAGAACACTACTACTTAAAGTGTATGACACTTCAGGAACTGAATGATTACATTGAATCATCTAGTGCTAAGAAGAAGGTCATACAAAAATGTAAGAATGAAATAATAAGGAGAGAAGCATTAAATTTTTAAAACCATATGGCATTCATAAAAAATGCAAAAAATGTGAATTAGAAAAAAATATAAAAGATTTTTATATGTCTAAGCATAAATTTAGAAAAAAAAATGCTTATTCAATATTGCCGAGAAGATATTGTAAAAATTGTCATTATGAAATTAAACAAGATTATAGAAATAAAAGAAAATTAAATGGCTGTAATTATGATTCTGAATATAGTAAAAAAAGAAGAAAGTTAAATCCATTATGTGATTTAGAATATCAAGCAAGAAAAAAAAATATATCGTTAGAATGTTTAATAACTTACAAAAAACAAAAAAAATATTTAAGAGAGCAAAAATTAAAATTAAAAAATTTAAAACAAAGGTTGAATAAATTTAAACCAAAGTTAATAAAAAAAGATTTAAACTGGTACAAGGAATATTACAAAATATCAACTACTTTATGGAAGGAACTGACTAAAGATAGTCCGTTGGATAATACATTAATTTATAGAATTAAATACAGGTATGATACAGAATTTAATTTAGACGAAAGACTTAAAAACCAAATTAAAAGAAAAACAAAAAAATATCCATACCTAGATGGCTGTGTAAGACAGGCAGTTAAACATCAAACTAATTCTAAATATTTTAAAATTTTAGGATATACAAGAGATAAATTAAAAAATCATTTAGAAAAACAATTTACAAAAGACATGACATGGAAAGCATTTAGAAATGGAGATATACATATTGACCATATAAAACCACAATCATTATTTAATTTAAAAGATATAAATGATATTAAAGAATGTTGGTCTTTAAACAATTTGCAACCATTATGGGCAAAAGACAATATAGTTAAATCAAATAAATATAAGGAGAAATAAATGACAAAAGAAAAGATTGATTATGTAAACTCGCCACCTCATTATCGTAAGGGGTCTATAGAATGTATTGATGCAATCAAAGCTGCACTAACTCAGGATGAATATAAGGGATATTTAAAGGGAGCGGCACTGAAATACATTTGGAGAGAATCTTACAAAGATAGCAATATACAAGACTTAAAGAAGTCTGTTTGGTATATTAATAAGTTAATAGAACATTATGAGAACCTATGAAGATAGATAAACAAAAATTAGAACAGAAAATTAAAGAAGGCAAATCATCGCATGATATTGCTATGAGCTATGATGTACACCCCTCTACTGTAAGAAGAAAAGCTAAAGAGTTTGGATTAAAGTTTGAGACACAATCATACTGGAGAAAGAGATGACAGTAAGTATTAAGATTGAATCTAATGTTAAGGAACTTAACAAGAAGCTAGGAATCTTTCAAAAGAAGCATATGCCACAAATTGTATCCGACTCTATAAATGAGGTAGGCGTAAAAGGTGTTAATGCCATGAGAGCTCAATTACTAAAGAAGCTAGATAAACCAACTAAGTTTACTTATACAGGTGTTAAGTTATTTAAAGCTAAACCTAATGACCAGTCTGCTTTAGTATTTATACCTGACATACAGGCTAAGTATTTAGAGAAACAATTTGAAGGTGGTGTTAGAACTCCTGAGAGAAATAAGATACCAGTGCCTGTAGATAAGGGAAAGATAAATGCATTTGGTAATATAAAAGGCAAAAGAACTGGTTTAGTTAAGCGAAGCACTGAGTTCATTGGTAATGTAAGAGGTGTTGATGGTGTATGGAGAAGGACTGGTGGCAAACGTAATCCTAAACTAAAACTAATCGTAGCTCTTGAGAGTTCAGTATTTTACAGAAAGCGTATTGAGTTCTATAAAACTGTTACAGGTGTTGTGCAAAAGAACATGGATAAGATATTAAATAAGAACCTCAGAAGGATAGTTAGCAGATGATAGGTTCTTCTACAACATTCAACGTGGGTTATTCGCGAC